ATCTTATGTTCACAAGCCTCTTTACCTGCAAAAAATATTTTGACTACTGAGAGAAGGATTGGTATGGAATACCAGAAGATGGCTTATGGTTATCAAATTGATGACGTGAATTTAACTTTTTATATGATGAATGACTATGGTGTTAAAGAATACTTTGACACGTGGAGAAACATAGTAATTAACGAAAACTCAATGGAAAGTAATTATAAGAACGACTACGCGAGAACAATTACTATTCATCAGCTACGACAGCCACTGGCTGGATTTACTAAACAACTTGGTCCAATAAGATTTAGAGGTGGATTAGGCGGAGGAACTGTGTATTCTGTAGACTTACTAGAAGCGTTTCCTGTAAGCACTAGTGAAATAGCATTGAATAACGAATTAGACGGATTAGTTCAAATGAGCGTAGTTATAGGTTACACTAATTGGAGAAGATCGACAAATAAGGAAGGATTTATTAACATGGACATTGATACACCACTAGGTGGAATTGATATTATATAAGGAGTGAAAAATGGCATTGCCAAGATTATCAAATGACAGACCAATTTATGAGATGGTCGTACCTTCTACTAAAGAGACCGTAAAGTTCAGGCCTTTTTTAGTAAAAGAACAAAAAAGTTTACTAGTTGCTTTTGAGTCGCAAGATCAGAAACAAATATTAAACTCAATGCTAGTTTGTATAGAATCATGCGTCCCAGGCGTAGACGTCAAGAAACTAGCTACTTTTGACGTTGACTATATGTTTACACAGGTTAGGTCTAAGTCTGTAGGTGAGACTTCTAAAGTGATGTCAGCTTGTACTAGTTGTAACGAAGAAAATGAAGTTACTATAAATTTAGCTGACATTAAAGTTGACTATGACGGACAATTAAAAAGTGAGATAATAGAACTTAATCAAGATATAAGTATAGAGATGAAATACCCAACTTATGAAGACACTTTAAGTTTTACTCAAAGTGAAGCTGCTAGTGGAACTGAAGTTTTATTTAACTCAATAGCAACTTGTTTAAACGCTGTTCAAACTAAAGAAGAGAACATCTTAATAAAACACGAACCTAGAGAAGAAATAGAAACTTTTATAAACTCGTTAACCACAGCGCAACTTGAAAAGATAACTCAGTTTGTTGATAAAATACCTACACTTATTCATGAAGAAAAATATACGTGTAAGAAGTGTGGTCACGAAAATACATTAACAATGAAAGGACTACAAGATTTTTTTTAGTAAACCTCTCTCATGAAACGTTGGAGAGCTTTTTCAAAACGAATTTTTTAATGATGCAACATTTCAAATATTCACTCGCAGAGTTAGAAGGAATGATGCCGTGGGAGAGAGAGGTATACTTAATGTTATTAAACGACCATTTAGAAGAGAAGCAAAGACAAGAGGAAAGAAGTAACTTATGACAACTTTAGCAGATATCAATGCAACACTAGGTGCTCAAAATTTAGCGTTAGCTCAAGTAGTTTCAACACAAAAACAAACTAACACTGGAATTGACGCGTTTCTTAAGCACATAAAAAGCACTGATGCTAGAGATAGAAGAGAAACAAAAGAAAACGAGAGAGAAGAAAAGAAAGCTTCGGTAGTACAAAGAATTGGTGGTTACGCATCTGCTACTGGTGGTGCTCTCGCGAACGCGGGTAGAAGAGGATTGGCTGCAGGTAAAGGCGCCATGGGATTTGTCAGCAGATTACTACCAACCGCAGCTCTTGCAAGTTTTATTAACGCACTAGGAAGTTCAAAATTATTTAGAGCAGGACTAGCTGGCTTAGGTTTCTTTATGGGTGACCAAATAGCAGATTTTTTAGTTGGTCCTCAAGGTAGTGAACAACTTAAAAAACAACTAGGTGGAGCGATAAAAGGTGGAGCTATCGGTTCTTTACTTGGTCCAAGATTTGCTTTATTAGGAGCCGCTATTGGAGGTCTTCTAGCTGATGATAAGATAGATACGGAACTTGGAAAGTTAACAAAGAACATTAACGAACTAGTAATTAAGCTTGGTGTAAAAGATGGTCTTGCAGGATTACTTAGTAAGATAACTAGTGGTATTGGCATAGGACTTGAGTCACTTAACAACTTACTTAAAGGCGACATTAACATAGATAATGTCACAAACGGACTGATGATGATTGGTGGAGTAGCTAGTTTACTCATGCCAGGGAGAATGTTAGGACTCGCATTTAAGGCGGCCAAACTATTAGCGTTAACTCCAGCAGGACGAGCTCTACTCTTCGTGGCTGGTGGAGCAAAACTTATTTCAGATTTATTGGCAGATCCTAAAAAAGGAGACGCAAGATTTTTGACTGGTCCAGAAGGAGATATCGATTATGCTGGCCAACAAGAGAAAATAGCAGCAGGAGATACTGAAGGACCAGGGAGTGGTCCAATGTCTACTTTTGACATGGTTAGTAACAGTTTACTAGCCGCTTATGGTCTTAAAAAAGGATTTGACTTTGTAAAATACATGAAGAATCTAAAAAAACCGGGGGTAAAAGGTTCACCACAATTAGACTTATTTGATGATGCCAAGAAGGGAAAGAATCCTAAAAACATATTTTCACGAATTATGAATGTTGTCAAGTCTGGCGGAAGACACGCTATGACAATGGTACGTGGCTTACCGGTATTATTACCATTAGCAGCAGTAGCAGGTCTTACTTATGTTCTTAACAATAAAGAAAGCTCAGAAGATTTAAAGCGTAAAACAAACGCAAATAAAATAAAAGGAATAATGACTCCAGACGGCATTAAAGCTGGAATAAACATAACAGGCGGCGGTGGAATGGAGATGGATATAATTGGCAATCAAGATGCTATTTTATCTGATAGTCCTGCGTATAAGACAAAATTCTCTAATTCTTTTTTTGCAAAGCCAGTGCAACAAGCGTCTACATTATCAGATTATTTTACACGTAATAGATTGACTGATGGGGCTTCCCCTGGTGCTATGGGTGGAGTGATAGTAGATAACAGTAATTCAGGAAACATTACAAATAACCAAAATACCGCGGCACTTTTTGGTAACGCGGTACAGGTTGGTCACGATGTTGGCGATCAACTAAAATCAGATTTTAATAGATTAGCCTTCCAAGGATTTTAAGTATCTTCTTTTGCTAACTTAGAAAAGTAAGATAGAGTATCTTCATCTTCAGAACTCATCTCTTCTGCAGTTACTGGTTCTACCGCAGGAACTGGATCGTTTAACTTAATCTCTTCCTTAACAGTATAAGCTCCAGCCGTAGCTGTCTCTCCAAGAACTTTAGTTAACTTAGTCTTAAGTTCATCATAGGTCTTATAGTTCTTAGGATTAGTAAACTCAGTGAGATCATGTAACTGATTATATACACCTTCTAACTTAGCTTCTTCTCCAGCCAAGAACTGATCAGGACTTGCGAACTCTGACTTATCGTAGTTTCTATAACCTTCGACATTTCTTATCTTAAGTTTAAAGTTTGCACCTTCCCAAAAGTCAAATGGATCTACTGGTGTTTCATCTGCAAACTCAGGATTCATTTGATCGTAAATCTTATCGAAGATTTTCTTACCAAACTTATATAAAAATACCTTTCCTTCGTTTTGAGGAGCTGACGGATCACTGACTACGTATACGTTAGTCACATAGTGTAATCTTCTCTTTTGAGTTCTTGCCTTATCTTTATCAGATTCGATACCTGAATTCCAAAGCCTTGAGTTAAGTTCTCCAACTGGATCGGTTTGACCTATTGAAGTTAATGAGTTCTCAATATACCATAAACCAGTAGGGCCTTTGAAGCCGTGATCCCAATATCTTACAAATGGAATCTCACCATCTTTACCAGGGAGGAATCTTAGAACTGCGTAACCGTTACCAGCCTTATCAACTGTTGGTTTCCATATTCTATCATCCACGTAAGATTTAGTCTCACTACTGTTTGTAGACTGAGCTGCTTCTATAATTTTATTGATGTTTGAACCGCGATTGCGTTTTAATGTTTCAAATGACATAGTATTGTCTCCTTATTGCTGAAATATTAACTGAAATATATTTTTGTATAGTACTATATATAAGACTATTCAAATAAAGACTCGTCAATGGAAGTCTTCTTTGGTAAGAAGTTTAAGTCCATTGCCTCAGCCTCAAGCTTATCTTTAATAACAGGTGATACAAACTTTCTGATATCTTCTATCTCGATATCATGTTGTTCGCACACCTTGATTATAGCATCCATGTAAGGTATCTTAAGTTCAGCTACAGTCTTTTCGATAAGCTTTGTAAATTTAGACTTAGTTAAAAATTGATCTTCTAACTTCATTTGTCTAAAACCCTTAATAATATTGTATCATTATTGATTCTACCATTTGGTACTTGAACTTTAGTCTTAAGAGCTGATAGCTCTTTTTGGAGTTGAATAGGAGTTTTGTTCAGTACCAAAGGTAGAATGTCATTAGGTTTTCTCAACCTAATCTTTATAGATTGCTCTTTGTCAAACCTTTTTAGAGTTGAACCTGATACTTGAAATCCTTTTGGATCGTCAGTATAGTACATATTGAGCTCTCTGTGTTTTGTGTTAAACGTGTATAGTCTTCTCTTACCAATGATTCCTATTGGATGCATTGACACGATCTTGTACTCGTCGTCAAGATTCTTATATTGTAACTTAGATACTTGTTTATCAGCGGCTTTTGGTCTACTAATCTTAATTGTTCTAGTAGCTTTTGAAGCTGACTTAATTCTTTCCATATCTTCTAACATAGACTTACATACGTCAATTCGATGTTTGAGGGATGACTTTTTCACATGGGAGTAACCTTCAACGGCTTGTTCACATCTTTTATAGTAGGCATCTTCATAATCTAGAAGCCACCCCTCAACTTGAGGCTTAACGTGACTTATTGCAGTATTTGTTAAGCCATGGTACTTGAACCTATCGTATAAATTAATCGTGGTATCTTCACCCTCGATCCACTGGTCTTCTAGTTCAAGTAATTCTTGCATTATAGTATTTCTAATCTTTCTTTCTAATCTCATTTGTGGAGAGATAGATATAACATTAGCTTTTGCTTTTTGTTCTGATCTTTTTTGTTTATATAACTCTTTACCAGTTTCAATTAGAGGTATGATATAATCAAACAATGAGTTGAGATATTCTTTGGCTTTATCTCTACCAAGATCATTATTTTTATATAGATCGTTATTATACCAAAATGCAGTAGCTGCATGATGAGTCATATTAAACTTCCATTCTGGATGACTTAAGATATACTTTGCTGGTTCAGGAAAGTTCTTCTTAACCCATGTTTTAACTTGACTGATACAGTCTTTTTTATCAATTTCTAAATGAAAATATTCTTTGACTGCGTCAAAACCTTTTTCAATTGGTACACCAGCTAGACCAGAACGTGCTCTTGATCTTACTGTTTTCTTTTTAGACTTTTTTCCTTTAAGTGCGGTTAATCCCATTATTCAACTCCTTCATATAATTTCCGACTGCGCCTTTTACCATGTTAGGGTACTCTCCTAAATAAGTACCTGCTACTAACATATCTTTTGTTAATAAGTATTTGTGCATATGCTCGATGTTATCCCAGTTATCGAGTATCTCTTTTGCTAACATATCGAACTCTGTATCTGAGATAAGTGGCTTATCTAACTCGTAATATGCATAAGCACACATTAAATATTTTGCTATAGGATTCTTCATTAAGCATGACCTCTTGATTTAAGAGATTGTTCCATTGCTTCAGTATCGGTGTAATACTTATCC